CGTGAATCACCTCGTTGCCGATGGTGTGCTTGTAATAACGTAAGGCTACAGAGGCTTTCAGCGATGCCTTGTCGCCCGGCTTCCAGCTGCCTGGGTCCATTTCCTTCAGCATGCCTTGCATCTGGATAATGACCGGCTTTTCTACGCCGTCCTCACCGCTCAGCGAACCACGGAATGTAATGGGCTTAATATTGCCGGGCGCAAGACCAAAAATCTTCAACACCCCAGCATCATATTTAGTCAAAGAAAAGGACGCCTCCAGTTTGTCCATACCCATCTCGACTTCCACCGGCGCATCCATACCGCCGTTGCGGAATTCTTCGGTCTTCATGGTCAGTTTTGGCGGGGACAGTTCCTCGACGTTGCCGGCATAACCGAAACCGTCAACGAACAGGTTTAAATTCTTTAAAATATCTTGCAGCATTAGAATAGCTCCTTGATGTAATCGTTAACCAAATGGCTGCGGAAAGTAACATGCTCAGCCGGATAAGGAGGGGTGAAGTCGAAATCAAAATAAATCTTGCCTTGTGCGATTTGATCTGGTGTATTCAGCGCAGGGTCTGCCCAGCAAGAGCCGCCCAAAATGGCGCCGACTGTCACCAGGTGGCGAAGATATGCGTTCACCCCTTCTACCACATCCTCGATGTAGGTTTTGGTGATGTTGCGATCAACTGCCCACATGTGCGCGACCAGCAATGATTCCTCGATCATGTCCGCAGTTCTAACTACAGATAGGAATGCCCACTTTGGATCAGCAGAACAAGTACGGTTTCCCCATAAACGGAATCCGTCTTTGTGAATAATCGTCGCCACCTCGTTTTCATTAAGATAATTTGCGGCGCAATTAACATCGCCCAGGGTAAAGTCAATCGAACGGCTGGTGCCGATGATGCCGTAAATTTCACGATTTGAGGGACTCCACCAAAAGCCGCGCTCGTTGTCCGACTTAGCCATTATGCCCGCGACGCGCGCAGAATTTGGGCGATTAACCTCAGAGTTGCTAACTACGTCCCAAACTTTTACCTTAGGGTCAATAACATACACGCGCTTGCTGCCGAAGTTTTCTCGGTAACTGATCGCATCAGCATTATCCGTATCAGGACCGTCGGTGGGATTAACCGCCTTCAAACGGTCGGCGATACCCAATAGCTCTTGAGCTACGGCAACATCCTGTGAAAAGCCCGGCGCAATCAATATTCTCGGTCTGACTTTGACCACGGACTCGGCATTTAAAAACACCTGAACACCCGCATTAATGCCGCCGATGATGTTGGTTTTGGTTGCAGCAAAATCGATACCCTCGGCAACGCGGACAACAACAACCATCGCACCGCATTGGTCGAAAATGTCGTCAATCGCATCAGGCAATGTGCCCTGCTTATCGCCGACTGTATCAAGCCCAGCGGCCTGATTTCGGCTACCCGTGATCAATACCGGCGTATTAAGCGGGAAGGCCTCATTAGCGCCGCCCGATAACGGCTGAACTTTTACCGACGCACCAACCGCAACAGCGCCGGTTGATGTACTGGTATTTGCAGCGGTAACCAATAAAGAGGCAGGGGCGCTGGCGGTAATGGCTGCGATGACCTGGGCGGCTGTCGACGTAATCGCCCCAGTATTGCCGGTAGCCAGATTAACGGTAATGGCCGTACCTCTGACATCAATACTGAGCGCCTGACTATTGGCTTTCGGGTCTTTGTGATGCACGGTGATGTCGTTACCGGGCTTGCCGGGAGTGACCGCCGTATAGGTGATAGCGTTATTGCTTGCAACCACGCCGGTCAACAGGCTTGCTGTCGCCGCCGGAGCACTGTTTGGGGCCGTGCCGATCAATCCGATGACGGATGACTTGACGGTACTGATGGGACGGGCGCCATCGTCTATTTCGACGACTTCGACGCCATGTAAAAACCGTTCTGGCATGATTTAACTCCGGTTGATTAAGTTGTTTTTTAGTTCGTAGGGCTGGTTATTACAAAACGATAGGAATGTTAAATAATGCCGCCGCTGATTTAATCGCGTCGTATTGGGCTAACGTTATAATCGATCTGTCCTTTGCGTCGACAACCAGTACCTGCACATCGGCCCATTGTTGCGATTGAATTGCGGCAAATACCAGTGACGCACCAGGCATGTTGTTGATAGCTAAAATACCGCCTAGACCGATCTTTACCGCCTGAACGAAGCCATCAACATCCGGAGATTTTGTCGGCGACCAATCAGGTCGTGTCGCGCTGAAATTTTCATCACCTAAAACTTCGTTTTCTGCAGTGATCGATCTAAAACCAGAGCCGTCTTTTTTTATTGCAAACATTACCGACTATCCTCCCAACCATAAACCAACATAGCGAAGCCGGAAGCATTCGCTGCCGCGTGAATATTAGACTCTTCTATCTCCAAATCGCCACGCAATAGCGCAGAATTAGCAATATTCGATGCAATCCTTGGAGGGTTGAGATCGACCACGCCCCCTTGATTTGCATTTGATGCAATCGCAAAGGCGCTCGTAGAGCCGCCGTTATAACTATTAGAGACACAGAGCAATATTTTTGTAGCTGTTGGCGGGACATAATAATTAGTTGCAACACCCGCATACGTCGGCGCAGAGCTGGCCCATGTTCCGACAACACCGGCAGCCATCGATTGTAGTTGCGGCATATTTGACCCGGCAACATTCACGTAGATAAATGAATTGCCCCGCTGTTTAAAACTAAAAGGATATTTACCCGCTAAGCCGTCTGTGTGAATATAGCTAATATGCGCGCCGTAAACATAACCGGCAGGCATGACGGGTTCGTATACGAACTCTATCGATAAGCTGCCGGGCGATGATGATGGGGTACTCAGTGTTATTTGACTGCCGCTATCGATTGATTTAATGACGGTTCCTGCTCTAAAGTAAGAAGCCCGTATTGGCATCCCAATCTTCATTGATGCTGTGCTAGATAATCCGGTTATTACCCCAGATCCTGCCGTTGCCGACCCAGTCAATGACGGGACCAGCGCCGCAACAGCGCCGTCAGTATTAGTTATGGGATTATATATAGCCCAGATGCTATACCACGACGCAGCTGCGACCGTCCCCGAATCTACGGAATTTATGCCCGCTGCGGCTGCGGTGTTTATGTCGTAACTGACATTCTCACGCTTTATATATCCGCCGTTTGCTGACTCCAGGATGATACTGGATGCGGTGAAGTAACAGTGCGCATCCAGCCCCGTGGCGAACCCGGTAAGATCTTTTGCCAGTCCTCGCAAACCTATTTGCGCTATACCATGCGCAGGATTGATCAATACGGCTTTGCCTAAGACGTAATCAAGTTTAATTTCCAACCAATGACCAGGACCGGCAATATCCCCTAAATCCAGCGGTAAATTATTGCCTTTTACAAGCGTGATCGCGGACAGCGCATTTACAGCTAATGTCGGACTGGTAGTTTCATTTGCCGATAACGCTCGAACAAATACAGTTTGATCGGCAATAGCCGCTATCGCCGGGGTAAATGTTGCTGTTAATGCGTCAGCTGTACCGCCTGCAACCGAAAAATTGTAAACACACCCCTGCACGTCTGTTTTTGAGGATTTTGTACCGATTAAATTGGTAATCGTCGTAGCAAAATTAGCATCATTGCCAAGAGCCGAGGCCAGCTCTGACAGCGTATCGAGTACCGTAGGCGCGGAGTTAACGACGGCGGCTACCGCCACATTAATCGCCTGCCGAACCCGCTGAGCAGTCCATCCGCGCACGGTTGTAGCTGTTCCCGCTTCGGCTTCGGCCTGAGTAACAACAGTCTCAAGCGTATCTAAATGATCTTTTAAATAACGGGTTCGATTACCTAAAGCCCTTATTCCGGCATTATCGCAACCCTCAGGACCGCCTAAACAGGGATCTGTTGTTTCAAGCTGATATATGCCGCTCGGAAACGTAGATTCTTCAGGAAGAAAAGCCATTACAGTACCCCGCCATTGTGTTTATAGACTCCATTATGTGTAACCCCACCATTGTGTAAAACGTTCATAAAAACTAGGTTGCGCAGCATTGAGCGTTTATTCTTATAGCGCTCAATGCTATTGCGTATTTTCTGGATCATCGGCGCATCAGGAATAAGTCCGACATTCAAAATCACATCAAACATCGGCCAGGCGCTGTCAGCTCCGTGTCGAATGCTGCCGCTGTGGGTTTGCTGTCCGTTGTGGTAATAAACCGTACCTTCATAGATAGTGATATTGTCATAACCCAGCGCACTCAATGTCTCCCGTATTGCATAAGGCGTCCCTTTATGCCGGTGAATTCGGTAACTCGCAGCGACGATGCTGCGTTTTTGCGCCTCTGTCCACGTTTCGTCCCACTCATCGACCGAAAACGCCCACGCTAACCAGGGCAGGAATGCGATGGGACATGTGTCAGGGTTCCACAGTTCTTTAATATCGATAGGCAGCGCGACTTCTGCTGACATGGCATCATCAAGCGCGCGCTCATATGCGGTAGCATTGGGCGGTAAAAGATTAGACACTGACGCCACCGTTGGTTAAGGTCACACCGGTGCAGTTGGAAACCTGATAGTTGCCGATAGCAACGTCGGCAACAGGGCTTGTCAGGATGACGTTTTGCACGCCCGGCTGTTTAAGCGCGGCATAAATGCCGGCTATCGTAATGTCCTCGTCTATTTTGCGGGAGGCGGCGATATAAGCGTTTAATGCATCGGTAGCGGCTTGCAATGCGACTGCACTGCTGGGGCCGTCGTAAAAATATAAGGTCGCACTGACTGCGTAATCAATGACAGCCACAGAGCGAACGGTCAGCCGGTCCGTTAATGGGCGCACTTTGTCGGCCCTCAACGCTGCATCAACAACCGCCAACAGAGCGCCGTCCGCTACGCCAGCGCCTAGCCTTGATAGCACAGTAATCGCTACCATGCCGGGCTCAGGTGTTGCTAAGTGAGCGCCATAATCGATTACCACACCGCCGCTTTCGTTCAAATGAAATTCGACCGTATCAACTTTTATATCCGCCACATCAGCACTGGCACTGAGCCCATGGAATATATAGCTGTTTTCGCTGCCGGCGGTGCTCAATCCCTCGAAAGCCAACTGGATGCGCCGCCTGAAAGCGGTATCGCTCTCATATACCGCATCGACAGGAGGTATAGCGGTCGGGTCAGCAGGCGTTATCAACAGGCGTACAACATCGTATCTTACGGCGACTT